CTCGAAGACAAACTGGACGGTGGCCCATATCGCCTGAAGGTTCGCCACGAAGAGCGTCTTGATGACTTCCCAGGCGAAGCTGACGATGACGCCCAGGAAGCCGAGCTTCTCTGTGACGAATGTATTGACAGCGTTGAAGACTCCCACCACGATGTCCTTGATCTCCTCGAAGTGCTTGACCGCCTCGATGACGATAAGAACACCCGGCGCGAAAATCGCCAACAGCAGCTCCCAGTGCGCCTTCACGAAGTCAACCACATCTGCGAAGAGCGGCTTGACGAAGCTGATCACTTCGCCGACAGCCGCCTTGATGTCGTCGAAGTGCTTGATGGTGAGCACTATCGCCGCGATGAGCGGCAGGAACGGCGCCAGCAGGATGACGGCGAGCGCCTTGAAGGCAGTCTCGTGCTCTGAGACGAAGGTCTTGACCCCGCTCGTGAGCGTATTGAAGGCATCGACGACGAAGTCCTTGACCTTGCCGACTACCTGCTGGATGGTCTCCCAGGCGACCGTGACGATCTTTCGACCGATCTCGGTCTGTGTGAAGAAGTAGATCGCCCCCGCTGTGAGGGCGGCGATAGCGACGACGATAAGGATGATGGGGTTGGCGCTCATTGCGACGTTCAGGAGCCACTGTGCCACCGCCCACGCCTTGGTCGCGACGCCGGCCTTCAGGGCCACCCCGACAAACGCGCCCAGCGGCCCCGTTACCATCGGCCCAAGTACACCCATTGTCTGAATCAATGTCCCGTACTCGCTCGTCCAGTCCTGCGCAGTGCCGACGATCTGGTGTCGCAGAGCCCTAAGTCTGTTAGGCAGGGTGTTCCCGATGGCGTCGGCGGCCTTATCAGTTGAGCCCGCTACCTCTTCCAGCGACTCCCTGAACGAATCGAGGCCGGCCACATCAAGGGCGTTGGCGAGTTTAGGCCCCGCCTTCGTGCCGAAGAGATCGATAGAAACTGCGGCACGCTGAGCCGGGTCCTCTATGCCGCCTATGCCGTCGATCAGCACCTGGAACTGCTCGCCTGGCGAGAGCTTCATGAAGTCCATCAGCGCGTAGCCCGAAAGTCCGATAGACTCGGCCAGGCCAAGCACCTTCAGCCGCCCCTCGTCGGAGGTATCGGTCAGTGAGCCGACAGCCTTGTTGAATGCGGCCGTCGAACTAGAGGCGTCAAGGCCGCTGGCGGTGAACATGTTGAGTATCGCTACGCCGTCGGCTGCGCCCATATTGAACGCCTGCAAGGCCGGGGCTGCGCTGAGTAGAAAGTCCATGCCGATCTGTACGTTGGTGCCGTAGCGCTCATGGGAGGTGGTCAACAAGTCCATGATGCCGATCTGTTCCTCGGCGGGGATGTTGAACGCCTTCGTGATGTTGAGGAACTGTGTCTCTGCGGCCACCGCGTCCTGCCCGGTTACAAGAGACCAGTCGCCTATCGCGGTGGTGAGCGCCCCGATCATCCAGGTGGCGCCGGGAAGCACGCCGCCCAACGTGATGAGCGTGCCCATCACACCGGAGATCGATTCCTCGCTCAGAAGCGTGTTTTTGTAGAGCTCAATGTTGGCGTCCGTTAGCGCCTTGATCTGCCCCGCATCCAGCCCCGCCTCGGCGCCCATCTGGGCCATCGAGGTGTTAAGGTCACCGAACGATTGGCCGAGGATGCCTACCCCGGCGCCAAGGGCGCCGCCGATAACACCGGCAAGGGCCGTTGTAGCCCCGCCGATGCTATTCAGGACGCCGCTCGCCTCATCTTTGGCCGAAATGAGAATCGAAAGCTCGGCGGCATTCACGGTCTCACCATCCCCGCGCCAGCACGGCGTCAATCCCGTGCTCGTTTACAGCCGCGGCCTCTTGCCCAGCCCCGAAGAGCGTCCGGTAGGCTTGCATCGTCACTACTGGAATCCGGTGCTGCTCCAAAGCATTTACTCCCGTCCGTTCATACAACCAGTGGATGAAGGCCGCTTCCGCTACCTCTTTCGGCGTTTCGCTGCCGAAGCCAGAGAAATAGGTGATGATCCTTCCCCTTTGGCCTTCGTCGCTACTAAAGGGTTGAGCCGGGTCACCTCAGCGATGAGCTCGACATAGCTCGGCATATCGAGCCGGTCAAGGTTCTCCAGGGTGATGGGCACGGGCTCGCCATCACGGACATGTGACCATTCGACTATCGCGCGCAAAACGCGGATACCATCGAAGGCCGAGAGGTCGATGTTGGCTTCGGCCTCCCCCTCCGCTGATGCCTCAACGGTTATCGCTTCCTTCCGAGCAGCCTTGAGATCGCGGCTCACCAGCCGCCGCAACTTGTACCATTCGTCTGGCGCGCATTTCGGCCGGAACTCGGTCGTCTCGGTTTCATCCCAAACCAGCGGCATGTCTCTGCTCCTCCTACTGAAAACGGGCCAGCGCCCGCCACGTCTGACGGTTCACACTGGCCCGCTTAAAGCAGACTCGGGTGCTTATCTATTCGGTTGTTACCCTCGACGGGCGCCGGTCGTTATAGACCAGCCGCACGTCCCGCCCATCGCCTAGAAGCCAGACGCGGCGCTTGCAGGCCGGGCACACCGTCCGAATGAGCCCTTGAAAGATTCCGTCGAGCAGAATCGGCCCGTCCTTGCAGTCGCACCGTGTCGGCCTCCAGTCCATGCTAGGTCAGATCCGTCACCGCGTTCTTGCAGATCATGATCAGGAAGTTGGTCAGGTCGGTCGACCCTTCCAGCTTCAGGTTCACCGTTTGCAGGCCGTCCTTCTCGCCGTCCGGGAAGAGGCTGCCGGCGCTATACTTCATGTAGGCTATGAACTGCAGGGAGCGGTTGGCGTTGATGGTCGAAAGAATCGACACCATACGAGCTGTGCCTGCCTCCGCCGCCGTCTTCTCTGCCGCCCACACGCCGCCGGCCTTCGCCAGCAGGAGTATCTCCGCCGATATCTTGGCGTCGGCGGGGTTAATCTCATCCGTCGAGAAGTCGAGGTCGGTGCGTGCGTCTGCCGTGGAGAAAGGCCTGACGCCGGTCTCGATGGTGTACTTCCAACCCAGGACGGCAGCGGCAACCGCGGTCGCCGGCGTCGGCCAGGAAGCGACGGGGTCTATGTAGACGCTGCTGAAGGCCATCCCCGGCATATCCATCGTCGGCAGTGGTAGTGAACCTGTCCATGTGCCTGTCAGGAGCCGTCGGCCAAAGCCGCTGAGCGTGAAGGTGATCGGCGAGTTCTCCGAGCCCTGAACCTCCAGCTTCTGTGCCATCGAGTAGAGGAACTTCTGGTACATCGGCGTCGTGCCGTCCGTCAGCATGGTTGTGAAGGAGCGGCTCTTGAGAGCGGGGTCAACGACAGGGGAACGTGTCGCCGTCCAGATCCAGTTTGGCGTCGTTCCCGTCTTCACTGGTACGCCATTGACCACCATGCTCATGTAGTAGTGCATCTGGTCCATGATGACGGGACCGGCGATTTCCCATTCGGTGCCGCGACGCACGGCGAACTCGCCGCCTTGATTGGCGACCAGGGCGCCAATCGAGAACCTGGGGCGATAGATCTCGTCCTGCGGCGTTATCTTCAGGGCCTCGAAGACGTGCCGGACGGTCTGGGTCGCGACCTCTGTCCCCTTGGTTGCCTCCTGAACCGACTGCAGGGCTGCGGACTGTGCTCGGTAAGTGGTGCCCATCTCTATTCCTCCCTCGCCGCCACTTCCGGCGGCGCGTCTTTGACGTGCTTGTAGAGGGGCGAACGCTTTACGCAGCCCTTCTGGTCGGACGGGACCTGGTTATTCCTCTCGTACTCCTCACAGACGGCCTCGAACTGCGCGTCTGTCATGTCATAGGGCGGGACGCCGGGAATGACTGCTCCCTCGCCGACGTATTTCCACATTTGACAGCCTCCTTATGGCTGATAGTTCGCAGCCTCCATGAGTGTGATACCTAAGATGCAGTCCATGCCGGTGAACTGGCGCTGGCCGTAGGTGAAGGACGCCGCCTCCTCCATGTTCGGGCCGTCGATAATGCTGGCCGTGAAGTTCAGCGTCAGGTCCGCGTCGAAAGCGTCCACGACTGCCTCGCGGTAGGCGTCCACGAGGGCGCTCGCCGTGGCGAGATCGCCGTCGGATACCAGTAGCCGCAGCCGCACCGTGTACACCTTCTTGCGCAGAGAACTCGACTGGCGCACAACGGTCAGCGCCGGCGGGTAGATGATGAAGCAGGGCAAGTCCTGCACCGTGCCCGGCGGGTCGGTGTAGACGCGCTTGATCTCGGACTGCGGCTCGGTGATCGAGACGCCCTCCAGGATTTCAACGATGCGCGCCTTTGCGTCTGCCCAGGCCATCTATGCCCCCCACTTGTGTTCGATCATCGCCGCCGTCTTGCCAATCAGCTCCTTCGCCTTCTTCTCGCCTGCATCCGCAGCGCCGGCCATGAAGTGAATGCCCTTTGTACCGTGCGCCTTGATTTGCTGCGCCAGCAGCCAGGGCTTCGTCGCAATGCCGTGAGACTTCGCCCAGCGGCCAATACTCGCAACCGGCGGCGGCTTGCCGGGCCCGCGCCCCTCTTCGACCGAGAGCGCGATCCCCACAACCGCCTTCGGCTCGTAGACTTTCGCCGAGAGTTTCACGCCCTCGCCGGCGAATGAGACCTTGATGACGTTGCCCAGCGTGCCCTTGTCGGCCGCGTGGGGCTTCGCCCTAGTCCGCGCCTCCTGGTGGATGAACTCCGCCAGCGTGGAGAGCATTTCCTCGAACGGGTCAAGGGCGCGTTTCAGCTTCGCTTGCAGCTTCTCCATGCCCGTAAGGGTGACCGTCGTTCCAGCCATCAGACGAACCACCTCGACGTCCTGGCGTACTGCCGCTCCATGTCGAGCAGCAGCGCGCTCATCTGCGGTGATGCGTTCACCACCGAATCAATGCTCTGCAAAGTCAGAGTGAAGCCTGACTCCTGCATGTCCCGCAGTTGCCGCGTGACGGAGATCGTCGCCTCCCTGATGGCGCCCGGAACCGCCGGCCAGCCGAAGGTTGCCGTCACCTGGACAGCGTGCGACCAGTACGGCCAGTGGTAGAGGCGCCCGTTGTTCGGCACGATCGCCAGGTACTGGTAGGGCTTCGGCTCCGGCCCCGTGAGCGCGTCGGCGGGCTCGACCCAGAAGTGCGTGTTCAGTGTCAGCGTCTCATCGGCCGCGTCGAAGTCGAAGTCACCGTCGAGGTCGACCTTGACGACGAGCCCGGTTGTCGTCGCGATCTCGGATGGCAGCCAGAAGTGCGCGCGCCCGCTACCGCGCCAGAGATGCGTCACGGGCGCCGCGTCCTGGTTGAAGTGCCGCCCCAGCCGCTGTTCGAGGTAGCGCGCTACGGCCTTGCCCTGCGCGAGAATCGTATCGTCGTCGCCCGCGTCGCTCTTCGTCGTCCGGGCACGATATTCCTCTGGCGTGAAGTAGGCGGAATCCAGAGCCATCGTCTACTTCCTCCGCGCCTTTCGGGGCGCTCGCCTCTTCGTCTCCGGCGGGATGATCGCCTTGTCTTCCGACTGGTCAACCTGCTTGTCTTCCGCCGGTTCCGCGACCTGCTTGCGTCCCGTCACTACCAGCCTCCCGTCGACGGTCTCGATGCCGTAGGTGGCGGCGTCGGGCTCGGAGAGCTCGCAGCCCTTCCCGGCCAGCAGCGAGCGCTGATCGACATCGTCTTCCTCGACGACGCGTGACTTGTCCGCGGTCAGGTATAGATTCCGATCTGCTATCAGCATTTCGCCCCTCCTAATTTCGCCCCTCCTATGTCTGCAGGAACTCGACAGTCACCGGCGTGCTCGCCAGCGCCGAGTTCAAGTCGATGGTGTTGCTCTCCAACGCCGTCGCGCTGAAGGCTACTGTGGGCGCGGTGCCCTCCAGGACGTTGTTCAGGAAAGCCCGCTGCACGGTGTTGCGCTTGAGGTATACGCCCAACCCCAGCTTTTCGCCGAAGCCGATGGCCGTCGTCGCGCCGTTGCCATCGTGCGCAGGGATCGTGATCGAGGTCACTTTGGCGAACGCCTTGCTCCCCGTCACTGTGCCCGCCGTGTCGACGGTGAACGCGGGCAGCGTCTCGGTGATCGCCCTGCCCTGTTCGTCGAGCCCTGCGATGATGACCGAGATCGCCTTGATGTCTCCCGCCGTGCCCCCGGCGGTGGCGGTGATGTTGCGGGGAACGTCGGGGAAGTTGATCCCCGTGGTGATCACCTGCTGAACCCCCGTGTCCGTCACAGCCGGCAGGATACCGTTCGTGTCAGCCACTACGGGGACGCCGGCGGCGCCGACCGATGTCGTCGCGCCCAGGCCGTCGTGCGCCGGGATGGTGATCGAGTTGACGGTGGCGAAGACCTTATCGCCCGTCACGGTTCCCGCTGTGTTGACGGTGAATGCCGGCAGCGCCTCAGTGATCGCCACTCCCGCCGGGTCGGTGCCTCCTATGGTGACCTGGATGGCCTTGATGTCCGCTGCGGTGCCTCCGGCAGTGGCCGTGATCCGACCCTGCCGGGCCAGCGGGAGAATCCCCGTGGTGATGACCTGCTGCGCCCCGGTGTCCGTCACGGCCGCGAGGACGCTGGCGACGCCGGGACTGGCGGCGCCTATCTCCAAGACCAGTACTCGACGGCCACCCGGCATGACCACCCCTCCGTCAATGATTGCCATGTCAAACCTCTTTCTAAGGGCTTTGGGAGGCGAGACTGCTCCCGCCTCCCGCCCTCGGATGCTAGATGCCCGTGATTTTGCAGTACGCTGTGGGCCGATAGATCGGGAACGCTACCCGAAGGTCGGCCCGGATCGCCTGCTTGCCCAGGATGAAGTAGTCGTTGTGGGCATTGGTCACCTGGATCTCGACGCCCCTACGAGCGTCCAGCTCGCAGTGATTGGCGAAGTCGCCAGTGAGTCCCGTGCCCTCAGTGATGGCGTCCGTCACTACAACGGACAGCCCCCAGATGCGGTCGGGTCCCGCGTCGGCGGGTGAGCCCCAGATGTAGATGCCGTCCACCGTGCGCAGCAAGCGCACGCCCTGCCAGTCGTTCGGGTGCATGACGACCGCCCCGGGGATTGCTCGGCCCGTAACCCTGACCAGCGTCATCGCCTTGTAGACCGCGTCCGGCACGGGGTCAGCGCCCAGCGCCTGCGACTGCACACCGACGACGTTGCAGAGGCCCATGAGGTTCGGGGCCACGCCGCTGCCGACGAGCACCTGGCTGTCGAGCCGCTGTCGCAGCATGAACATCAGGCGGTTGTTGATGTAGCCCTGTACCTGGGGCACATCCTCAAGCTGCTCGTCTGTCACCGGGAGCCACGTTGCGATCTTCCGCACGGTACTCGACCGCTCGGTCAGGGCCAGCGCGGAGTCGGCAGAGGTTATCCCCTCAGCCACTTCCGCCGCGGCGTTGGTGAAGGTCGTCTCCTCCATGTACACGACGGCCGCCTGGCCGGTCGTGCCCTGGGGGATAATGTCGAGAACCTGAATGGGCCGAGTGGCGTACTCGACGACGCGGCCCGTGCGCGTGGTCTCGGGCAGCCAGCCCGCGGTCGTCTGGAAGAGCGTCTTTAGCTCGACGTCCAGCTCCGCCACGGGGCCGACGCCGCCGCCTTTGTAGTCCTTCAGGGCGGGCGACTCGACGCACAGCTCGCCGAGCGTCTTGAACGACTCAGCGGCCTTGCCCGCGCCCACGCTCGGGTGGACGATCCCGCCCAGCGCCGGAGCGTGCAGGTACTCGCCGATCTTCTTGGCGTTGCCGGCGGCGGCCGCTACGGCCTGCAGCTCTTCGACTTCCTTGCCGATCTCGCTCAGCTCGTCGTTGAGCCGCCGGATCTCCGCCGCCTTCGCCCTGCTGTCGCCCTCGATGGACTTCACCTTCGACAGGTCCATCTCGTCGCCGGCCTCGGCGAAGATGTCGTGTAGAGCCTTCTGCTTCGCTTCGAGCTCGGTCCTCTTCTCGTCTAGCTTGGTCATGATTGCTGTCCTTTCTTAAATCAGCCGCACGAGTTCTACGGCCAGCTTTTGATGCTCAAGCAATAGGCGCTGCCCCAGCGCCATGTCGGCGGGCTCCGTCTCCGCCAGCAGCTTCTCCAGGTCGTCGCCGACACCGGAGAGAGCCTTCAGCAGAGTCGCCAGCCTATCCCTCTTGGCAGCGCTCAGGACGCGAAGCGCCCGCGAGCGTTCGACGAACGTCGACACCTCGCCAAGCAAGGCGTCGGCGCGGTCTGCGCCTTGTTCATAGGTGAGTTCTGCGCCCTTGATCGCCAGCGTTACCGTGTCGACGCCGGCGCCGCGCATGACGGGCGAGACTTCAAACACCTCCATCTTCTTCAGGAAGCGTACCTGCTGACCTTCGAACTCGCCCGTCTCTGACTCGACGACGTTGAAGCCGTAAGACCATTCTTGCAGTTCCTCCAGCCCCTTGACGGTGCGGTAGGTGTCCGCGCCGCCGGTCGTGTCCATGAAGAACCGCCCATCCATCGCGGCCTTGCTCTCGTCGACCTGGATGACACCACGGCCGACGGGTAGCTCATACCACTGATGGCCCCAGGCTGAGATTTTCACGGGTGAGCCGTCCTCGAAGGCGTCGGGCAGTGTGACATCGCCGTCCTTGTCGATGACATTGAAGGTGCTGAAGACGGCGAGGACAGAGCCCTCCGGCGCGTCTTCCTTCAGTTGCAGCTTGATGGTCTTGAACTCCATCGTGTCCTCCTATCCCGGCTCGACCGTACACGCACACCCGGTATGAAGGGGCGGCTCAAGGTCAGTTACGGACTGCCCATCCATGTCGTCACAGATAGGGCAAGCATCCGCGCCTGCCACCCACCTGGCTGACAGTCCGGCCTTGCGATACGTCTCTGTACTCACGGCACTACCCAGCCGACTCGTTTCCCAATCCCCCGTCTTGCCGGGGCGTTTCTCCGCCCACTCAACGAAGCGTCCCGAGAGGGCTTCAACCGGGTTGACACTTTCAGCGATGGCCTTCTCCGCCACGCTGCGAATCTGCCCTCGTGAAGAGCTCGCCCAGAAGGTTCCAACGCCCTCAGCGTAGGCATCGAGGAACGCCATCATCTCCGGCGTCATAGCCGCTTGCGCGCCGACCTCCACCGCCGCCACTCCTAACACCGCTTCGCCGTAGGTCATGACCACGGGCAGCATCGCCTTCTTGACTACGGCGGGGTAGCTCTCGTAATAGGCGTCGTTGGCCGCCACAAAATCGGGCATAGCCTTTGTCGACTTCAGCGCCTTCGGCCCCAGCAGCCGTCGCGCCAGGGGCATGATGTCCTTCTCTTCACCCGCAACGAGGCTCGCCGCCACCTCTTCGAAGATGCCACGATAGGCCGTCGCCAAGCGGCGCCGAGCAGCGGTGCTCCGCGCCTTCGCCTGCTTGACCGCGCTCGTGCGTGCCGCCTTGCCGCCGCCCGCCGGCACCTCAATGAAGTTCATGGGGCGGAGGAAGACATCATGCTCGGGACCTACGGGAAGACCGACCGCTCGTCGTCCATCAGAGACCATCGCCCAACCGCCGAGGACGGCAGTGTTCATGCGCGTGAAGAGCAGGTCCATGTCGGGCTGAAGGACGCGGACGTTGCGAAGGTCAAACTCCACGTCAAGGTTCGGGCGCTTGTCGAAGTCGGGCAGGAGCTGCCTCTTCAGGTCCGCTGCTCGCAGCTTCTGTGTGGGGATGATCTTCCCTTCGTAGGCCGCTTCGCGCGCCTCTGAAAAGTTGGTGAAGGTGGAGCGGTCCAGGCCGGCGCCAAGTCCGACTACAACAGCGGGGACACCGATGACGGCAGATACCCGCTCTTCTGGGATACGTCGCAGGGCCTTTAGGTCCAGTTGTTCAGGAGAGAATGAAAGGGTCGTGATGTCCGTCGGCGCCGTCATAATCATAGGCTCGCCGCGCCGGTCGCCGCCGAACTTCGACGTGAAGTCATCCTTGATCTTCTCTGCGGCGGTCTCGTCGGGGGCTGCGCCCGGCCCCTTCGGCGCCAGGACGACGCCGGGGATGCCCATGTTGCGCATGAGGCTGGCCGTCAGGTTGGCGGCTTCCTCGTCGGTGAAGATCTCGCGCATCAGGCAGGAGAGCTGGCTCCGCCCCTTGCGGAGATTGCTGGGGTCGATATCGTCGCGGAAGTGAACAACGTCCTGCTCTGCGATAATCACCGGGTCCTTCAGGGGGTCCGGCCTGTACTCGTAATGCGAGATGAACGTCAGGCCGTCGTCCGGCCACTTCGGCTCCATCAGGAACGACGGTGCCCACCACAACTGCACCACGTTGCCCGCCCGCGAACGCACCTTCAGCCAGTAGCTATTGCCCGTGTACTCGCAATCTGCCGCGGTCGCTTTCCAGAGGAGCACGCCGGAATAGAAGAGGTTCGGCGTTTCGAGAAGTCGTGTCATCTCATGCCCGGGTATGCGCTGCCGGCTCCCATCGGCGCTTTCCTCAATGACGGCGACAGGAGCTTCCGGGAAGGTTCGCGCGATCCAGTTGACAGAGGCGACGACGATGTTCGAATGGCTGGGATCGCCGACCTCTTTCGCGTAATCGAAGCGCGTCCGCGGCAAGAGGACCGACCACCAATTGCGCTTCTGGCCGCTCCAGCGCATCGTGAAGCCCTTGAGTCCTCTGCCCAGCGCGCTCAGTGGGTTCTTCATCCTACCGACGTCCACACCTGCTTATGGCTCGTTGCCCCTGCTGCTATCGCATCCGTCCGCGCCTGGCGGGAGAGTACCGCAGCCATCGCCGCGTCAATCTTGTTTGGCGAGTCGGGGCGCTCCTTGTAGATGACCCAAAGCCGTTGGCCTTCCCCGTCCCGAAGATTCAACAGCTTTCGGCAGGCATTGCCGACGTGTCGAGTCAGGTCTACATTGCCATCATGGGAGATGGTTCCCTCCAGGACAGCGGTTGCGAAGCCGTGAACGGCCTGGGCCATCTGATTGAGACGATTCGTCAGCCAGCCCACTACACACTGCTCTCCGTAGCGCCCCTTCCATAGGGCAACCCACGACTCCCATTTCCACGGGTCGGCGTACATGCGCCAGACTTCCCATTTCTCAAAGGCGGCCGCCACCACCGCATCCACGTCCGTCTCGGGCACTGACCATTCAACGGCCCCAAACGGCTTCTCCCAAAGCCCGATAAGTGACGTCAGACCAGTCTCAACATCCGTCACAACTAACGCCGTCGCATCGTCATAGTGGCTCCCGTCGAAACCAAGCGTAATGAGCCTGCCGTCAGCGATGGTTGCCCCGTCTATCGCCAGTTCCTGCCACTTCAGCAGATCGAAAGCACGGTCGGAGCCTTGCACCTTGCGGTTCAGCCAGACACGTTCGAGGTACGCCTTGTCTGTCGTGGGGTCGTTCCACTGCTCCAGGATTCCCTCGATATCCGACCACTCGGCGTCCGACCCTGATGCCTCGATCAACGCAGCATGGCGTCCCTCCGGCGTCGCCAGGTCGTGGATGTCAGAGGCTTGACGGTGGAAGAAGAACAGCCGCGGGTCCTTGATCCGGCCAGCGGCGACCGCCTCACCGTAGGCCATCGTATCCTCAGCGACCGAATCCTCACCCGGTGCCGGGGCAGTCGTGATCTCAAACGCCCAGGGGTCGGCAAGCGGGCGCTTCGGCAGGTTCGCAAGCATGACCTTATGGGCCATCTTGAGACGTGGCAGGTTCCAGCGATGCGTCTCATCAGCAACACTGAAGGTGGTGCGCGCGCCGTCCCTGGCGTCCGGGGCA